AACTATGCCCATTTGCCAATTAGCCAAGCCTTTTGTATAGGAGGCTTTTGCCCGGTTCATAAGGTTGCCTGTTTCAACCCCGTAAAGGGGTCTGTAAGCCCCGTAGAGCCCCTCAGAGTAGGCTGACATACCTAACCTATGGGTATGCCCACAAACCACGCTCTTTCCTGCCTTTTTGGCGAGATTTAGGGCAGTCTGCCCAGCGTTAGGATTCATGTTGCCTTCATCGCCATGAGCCAAGATCCAGCCCTTTTCAAATTCGTAGAATGTCTTATGAAAGGTAATGCCCATAGAATCGAAATCCATGAACTTGGCATACTGCAATTCGGGAAGGCTAATCATTCCCGGAACTTTTAATAAAGTGTTATATAAGCGATCAGTATGATTACTGCGGATAATGTGAGCTTCTCGGCTGTGCTCTGTGAGAGCCCAAAGGATTTCCTGAGTAGCTGTGCGGTCATCATCCAGAGTTTGTTGATAAGCCAAAGGTGTTTTCTCAGCCCATCGGCTAATGGTTTGGAAATCAATTTCATCACCGACGCATAATACACTGTCAAATCTTTCGCGCCTTGCCAACTTAATGACATTTTTGACAGCTGTTTCATGATGGTAGGGAATTTGCAAATCACTTATTACTAAGTATCGCTTAATCGTCATCCTCATCGTCAGTTGGATCTATGGAAGGAATAATCCCACCATCGCCTACGATCCAATTTGGAAAGGTTTTTTGTTCAGTCATAAGCCAGAATGCATGTTCAGGCGTAAATCCTGCTTTTCTGGCTGCTTTGTAGCATTCGTGTAGAGCCATGTAATGCTGATCGATCTTTGTTAATGGCTCAGGAGTTTGGCGAACGATACGACGATTAATCTTTTTTCGTTTAGATGGTTTTCGTGTGTTCGCCATAACAAAAATTATCGCTTACTAATTAAGACAAACAGATCATCGACACGCTGTTCAAGTCGAGTAATTTGATCCTTCATACTTGTGCCTGAGTTTGGCTTTAATTCTGCTAGGTAGGATTTAATTAACCAACGCAGACCCATAAACAAACTGCCCGTTACGGCGCATACGCCAGAAGCGATAGCGACCCAATCGTTTGCCGTCATTTCGCATTGATTCCGTAATCAGCCTCGCTGCCGGACTTTGGATCAAGTGCTTTTGCAATAGGTGCTACAACTGCTCCAAGCAATGTTGCATAAGCTGGATGGATGTCAGCAACAATGGCTAATGCCACAGTAATACCGGAAGCAGCCACAGCTCTTAAATATGACTTAATTGCAGCCTTGTGTTTGTTCGATAGTTTCATGCTTTGCCTCCTAGTAGTGGTATGTGAAAGAAATCGGAATTTTTATCTTGATTTTTCTTGAAACTGACATGTATGTGATGGTTATGAGGATTGCCCTTATATTTGCGCCAACGCCATCCAAGAATCGGTGAAGCAATTTTTGACTGATGTATCACATAACTGATGCGACCATTGGTTTTCCCATAGGATCGAATTTGATCTGCCAGATATGCTGAAAGCCCTTTGTCGTCAGAAAGCCGAGCGTCAATATCAATTGCTCGCACGCATCCATTTGTGTCTGGGTTGTGATCGCTCTTTCGTGTGCTATGTCTAGCATCACCAATCCACCCATCAGATTTAAAAGCCTTCAGTAGGTCTAGGAGTTGGTGCTTGCCAATCAAAATTATTATCTAACGACCAAGATGCAAAAGGTTGAGGTGATATAAATACATCCGCAACTGGATTATAAGAGTATCCAATGCCTGCGTATTGTTTGCGGATATTGCCATTGTATGAAGTTTGCTTCCAATTTGTATAACCGCCTGACCATTCGGTTAAAAATTCAATACCACTTTGTTCTTCGTTATTGGGATCTAACACAGCATTATTGACAACATTTACATCAATAACAATATTGTCTTCGTTTAACTTTACAAAATGTGCCATTAGATTGTTATGCTCCCATTTCCTGTCCAATGATAATAAGTATTTCCGCCACTAACAGTTCTTGTTGGTGAACCTGTTGTAGATGTTGCTGTGTATGTGCCACTAAATCTTAAAATAACTAAACCAGAGCCACCTGTTCCGCCTAAGAAACCAGCAGCACCAGAATTAGCGCCACCGCCACCAGAACCTGTGTTTGCTGTTGCGTTTCCACCATCACCATCAGCATTGCCATTACCAGCACCGCCGCCGCCGCCATTAGATTCAACATTTTGGCTATTTACAACAGCACCACCACCACCTGCATATGCACTGCTAACGCCAGTGCTTGTTGCAGTTGCCCAAGTTGATAAAGTTAATGAGGATCCACCAGTGCCAGCAACTCCAGAGGAGCCATTACCGCCAGCACCACCTGCGCCACCGCCACCACCTGCGCCACCAGATACACCATTTCCACCATTGTTACCCTGCACAGGTGAACTTGTTCTTGATGCTCCAGTTTCTCCGCTACCGTTAGCACTACCACCACCACCAGAACCGCCTGATGTTGTTGCTATATATGTAGAACCATTAAAATATCCTGCACAACCACCACCAGTAGATGTTATTGTGCTAAATATAGAATTAGCACCACTTGCATTTGAAGCACCACCGCCGCCAACAGTTACGCTATAAAGTGTGCCTGGAATTAAACTCAAAGTGCTTTCTAAACTGCCGCCGCCACCAGTAGAATCCAGCGTACTTCTTAATCCGCCAGCACCGCCACCACCGCCATAAGAACCACTACTACCACCACCTGCAATTACAAGGTAATTAACAGTAACATTTCTTGGATAATTTTGACTAGCAACAATTCCTAATAAAGTCATTACGCAATATCTCCTACCACATACCAAGTATCGGTAGCGACCTTAATGCAGGATGCAGCCGAATATTGCGCTCTTAGTTTAGGTGCAGTAGCAGTTACTCCAGTTGATGAGATAGTAGTAGTGCCTGAGGTTACAGCTTTAATAGTTGTTTGACCTGCTCCAATTTGAATAACATTGATAACTGTTCCAACTGGAAAAGCAACATTTGCATTTGTTGGTATTAAAAAATCATTTGCAGACGCAACAGACATTGTTACAAGTTTTTGATCTGCGTCTGCCAAAACAACTGTATAAGTTGCTGTTTGAGCATTTAAAGTTAATTTTGATCCAGCAGCGTAATCATAAGAAAGTGTTAATGCTCCAGTTGTGCCACCACCTGTTAATGGGCTGTTTGTATTAACAGCTGTAATATCTCCAACATCATTTGTGATCCAAACAAAATCCATGTCGATATTTGAATTTTTTGATAATATCTGACCAGTTGTGCCACCTTCAAGATCTTGCAAAGAAGTATCAATTGCTTGACCAAGTGTGCGGATAGCAGCTGCGCCATCTTTAACCAGATCGGTGTCGTCTGGCGTTTCCCATCCAAAATAAGTTGTGTTTGCCATATTAGGCTACTGCTCCAATCGCATTTTCCCATGTAAGTGTACCACTTAGAGTGTTCCACGCCTCTGAGGCTGATACTTGCTCCCATTGAACTGCTACTGTTGAGAATTCGATCGGGCTCAGATTTATGGTTAAAAATAATTCGTTGAATCTAGTGCTCCAACGCCAGCCTTCCACATAACCCTCAAATTGTCCTGTTGGGGCTATTTGAACCGGCAAGTCTGTAATTCGCATTGGCTGACCAATAAAGATCCCAAGTAAGGCATCTCGGTCTGCATCATCAATGGCTGAGTTAGTCAATGGAAATGTAATGCTGTCAAATAAGGCTCTTGGATATGATCTAAGCGAAATAAAACGATCAGCGACAGCTTGAGCATCGATAGCGTCATGCAAGACTGTATTGATAGTTTCGCCTCTGTAACCAAAAGTTGCAATGCTGTCTAAATCTATGGTGCTGACCTGTGAGCCGAAATTGTTGCCATAGTTAAGGATGATGTCATTGCGAACATCTGCACCCCTAGTCAAAACCTTTAATCCTGCCCCAAAAGCAGTATTGGCTGAAATTTCTGTGTAACCATTGTTGGCAAGGTAGTTTTGTCTATGTAAAGCATCGGCATATCCAATACGACCTTCGCTATCCTCATACAAAACACCAAATGCGCTATCAGCAATAAGGGTTGCAATGTTGTAAACAGTATCTGGATTAACGCCTCGGTTTGTAATTTCATAAACACCGGGACGATCAATATCGCCAAGTCCTAAATTCTCAGCATTTGCCCAAGTAACTGTTGGGTCATAACCTGACCAAGTTTCTGATGCTGGCACTTCATTCCAATTGTTAAGAAATAAATCAGCAAGCAATTCATACATTTGATCGCCGTCATCATCCCTAGCCAATGTGCCGTCATAAATAACTTTTGGCAACTTAGCCAATGAACCTAAAGCAATAATCGTATAACTAAAGGTTTCAGCGATGCTGCTAGCTGATGCAACCTCGGTCGTGATGTCGGTAATGTTTCCACCGAATAAAGTCTTAAAAGCATTGGTGCTATCTTTTACTTGTAAGGCTATTCCGTCATTGATTTGGAAATTGTAGTTTTCATTGTTCAAAGCCACCAATGTGATTTGAATATAAGATGGGGTTGGTTGTGCGTAGATATCCTCACGACCTGCCTGATGGGCTATATCAGATATCGTGACATCGGTATATTCCACACCATTTATGCTCAACTTATATTCAGGCGTAAAGACTGACATTATCTCGCTCTGGTGATGCCGTTGTTGTAAAGCTGAGGAACTGATCTAGATGAACTTTGATTAATTACCTTAGCCACAGCTCTTGCAGCACCTTCATTATCAACAGCTTGAACAGTAATGTTATTGACAGTAGTACCAGCCCTTGCAGCACCTGATGCCAATTGAGCAGCTGTGGCAGTTTGTGTAGCAGCTTTTGCGCCTGTTGAGGCAGCGGTCGATACTCCAGCACTTGCACCTACTGGACTAATGTTTGGCAAAACTGGAATTGCATTGTATGCACTTATCAACCTATTGATTCCTGATATAGCATTATCAACTGCTGTTTGAATCGCAGATATCACTTTTCCAATAATGTCGGTAATGCCACCTGCAATAACTCCAATAGTCTTTAATGCTGCGCCTAAACCATTAACTAGAATCGGAATGACAATATCAGTTACAAATCTACCAAATGCATCAAATGCTTCTTGATTGTCTTTAATGGCTTGCTTGATTGGATCAAAGTATGTAGCAAACTCTTGCAATTTAGGCACTACCTGGTTAACAATTAGATCAACAAATCTTTCAATAAATGGCAATAAACGATATCCAATTTCCTCTTTGGCTTCCTCAAATGCTTGCTTTAATCGATCAATTCTGCCTTGGAATGTTTCAGCGTTTGCAGCAGCTGCACCACCATAAAGGTTGGTTAATACTTTGGTGGTTTCTGTAAAATCCATTGCTTTAGCATCGGCTTGAGTAATACCAATGCCAAGTCTGACTAATCTTGTATCTTGTCCTTCATAGGCTTTTGATAATGCTTCTACAACTGTGCCAAGCTCTTTTCCAGTTCCCTTTGATATATCAATTGCAAGGTTGAGCAGTTTTTGTGATTGGGTCGTGTCTTTTGTGGATACCGATAATCTCTGGAATGATGCTCTTAAATCATTATCGGTTATGCCTGTGGCTAATTGAGTTGATCGTATGTAGTCCTCAGTTGCCTCAATTTGGGCATTTGTAGCCCCTGTGGCGGTCTTTAAGGCAGCAGCTAACCTTAACTGTGCCTGTTCATCCTCTATCGCTGATTTGACCCCATCAACGGCTAATTTGCCGGCATAAGCAACGGCAGCAGCAGCTGCAACGGCAAAAGCAGCAGCAGCCTTCTTACCAAACTCTGAAATTTTGCTGGCGTTTGATTCGACGGCTTTGTCGGCTTCACCTAACTTCTTTTTAAGATCATCAACATCGGCGAGAATTGATAACTTAAGCGTGCGACTACCGGTTGCCATTAGACCCATTCCTTAATGATGCGATCAAAACTTTGTTCCCATTTGTTAATCAATTCAGGCTGAATTCTGCGAAGGGTTGGATAGATAAACCATCCACGACTACCTCTGCCTTGCCGTCCTGAATATGAAGGGAATTGTTTGTATTTATTTGAACCAAACGCAACTTTGCCAGATTTTGTTCTGCCTTTAGCAGCTTGTTTAATTTCTTCAGATGCAAAATACGCCAAAGCAGCAGACTGCGCTCTTGCTTCCTCAGTAGCCTGATCGTCCATGAGTTTGAAAGCCTTGTAGATATTGCGGAGATCAGTTTTGTTGTATGCAATGGTTTCAGTTGCCATTCCTTTTCTCCAATATCTCGATCGCCGTTAAAATGTCCTCGCCATCAACCCATTCGCTCATTGGTATGTGAGTTGCAATTGCCAACTCCACCAATAATCTGTTTAGGCTTCCTGCTTTGTGGCTTTTGGGTCTGCATCACCAACAATGACATCGGCTACTGTTTCCATCCAAATATCCATTGGTTTGATGGGTTTGCTTCCGGCAACTTCACGCTTATGAGCATGATAAGCCAAAAACATAAGATCCCAAATGCCCAACTTTTCGGATGCCTGACCAATGATGTTTCCTGTCTGCTTTTCCCATTTAGCCCACTCAGGTGGTTGGGCAATGTAAGTTGCTTGCTCACCTGAGTTATATTCAATTGTAATTGGTAACTTCATTTGTTTGCTCCCGTTTTATTTTTTAACTAAAGGTTTCGGT